GACAACCTGGATGTGAGCGTCGAGCCGTTGGTTATCGAGTTCGCTGTGCTCCTGGTTCTCTGCCTGCTGGTTGCACTGCTTTACTTGTCGGTTACCTACGGGGACAAGCAGATATGAAGACCCTGATCGACTATCTCTCCTTTACCTGGGCCCCGACCGAGCTGCGCCAGATGACTGAGCTCGCCAAACAAGGTGCCCTCTTGAAGGCTATCCCCCGCTTCGAGACCCAGAACAAGGCGATTCAGGCCGCCTTTGCCGCCCAGCCGGTCGAGGGTCTGCGTTACCTGTGGAAGCGCCCTGTCGGGTTCGCTCCCCTCACCCGCTTTGACAAGGTAACTGAGCGCCTCTATGACAAGGCCGAGCGCCTGCAGCAGGCCGCCGCGTCTCCTGCCCCTGCTCGGACGTTTGACAAGGCCACTGAGCGGTTGAGCCTCAAGGGGCTGCCCAAGTCCCCTGCCCCGGTGCTGACCCCTTCCATGACCGACATGATGGAACGTGCCCTGCACTCTGGGTACCGGTCCCGCGCCGACATGCGCCAGGAGCTTAAAGCCGTCTGCGCTGACCTGCTCAAGTTCTCCCAGTTCGAGGTGGTCGAGGGTGCCAAGTATTGGGAAGCCTATAACGACCTTATCGACAGCTATGGCGTCCAGTTCCTGGATGCCCTCTGCTGCAACGAGATCGAGCTGTGGCTGGAAGAACTCAATACCCGTATCGGTGTCCCCATTCCCGAGCCGCGCTTCACCATGCGCCCTCGCCGCTCCGGTCTGCACGGTTACGCCAACTCGGCTGACCTGCTTTGTGACGGGATGCCCTGCGGGCTGATTGGTTGGGGTGCGGCTAACCATGGCTGCATGGTGAGCTTTTCCGGCGTGGGTTGTGCGGCCCTCGATTTTCAGGCTTTGCATTCTGTTATCTCTCACGTGCCAGGTCTGCGCATCACTCGGGTGGATCTCGCCCTGGATGACTACAGCGGCAAACACATCACTTACCAGGGCGCGATTGCCGGCGCCGAAGCCGGCGAGTTTCACCCGCAGCGTGGCCGTGCACCTTCCTGGATGAAGATTGAATCGGGCGAGTTCGTGATCACCGAGGTGGCCAAGGGCATCGCCAAGCGTTTCGGCATGGTGCCGAGCAAGGGGTGTTCCTTCTACGTGGGCAGCCGTATTAACGGCAAGTGTGCGCGGATATATGAGAAAGGCAAACAGATGCAATCGGCCGAGTTCCCAAACTGGGTACGCGCCGAAGGCGAATTACACAATAAAGACAGAGTCATTCCGCTGGATGTCCTGGTAAACCCTGACCCTTATTTTGCGGGGATGTATCCGCAATTTGCCAAATGGCTGGATGCAGTTTGCCAGGAAGAAATAACACCGGTGCGTGTGACCACCTTTAAGAATAAATTCAAAACGTCCAGGGACAACGCCGTATTTAATATGTCCAGGATGGCCGGTCGCCTTGTCAATTGGTTAGCAAACATCGAGGGGCTATCCCCTGAGAAGATTGTTAACCAATTAACAGCGCACCTGGAAGACACCGATATTCCAGCGCGGTTAAGAATGCCAGTTCCTCCTGACCTGGACGAACTGCCATTATTTTCGACCTGACAATGGTTCTTCAAAGGATAAATAATATGTCTCTGCTGACTGGTATTTTGGTTACCCGCGTTACTCATGGCTATGGCGTGTCCCGTAAATCTGGCTCGCCAGTTCCCTATGACTTTGCCCAGGTAGAATACCTGGCACCGACTAATAACGTGAACAAGCCGGAATGCAATATCACCTCCTGGGGCTATGAAGTGCGCCAATTAGCCCTGCGCAACGATGCGGCCACTATTAAAGAGCTGGCCGACTGTCCGAAATTGGTGGCGGTGGATCTTGTCCTGGAAGCGGATCCCCAGAATCCGACCCGCAACGTGGTTGTCGGCTTCCAGCCAACCAAAAAGCAGCCGGTATAACCACCGCGCCGCGAGGAGGAGGAGCGAGAGCGCGCAGCGAGCGACGACGAGGGCGCGATAATGCTTTGTCTAGATATTACCTCTGAAGGATATGCCCGCTTAGCTGAGGGGGATTCTTGTAATTACGTGCTCCTGACTGTCCAGGAACACGCCAAATTAACGGATATATCGAGCTGGTTTGAATTGGATGTATCCACTGTGTCGATGGCCTTTGGCTTTGGATTATTAATCTGGGTCACTGGCCTCAAACTGGGCGCAATTGCCCGTGTCATCGTAAGTGCAAAAAGAGGATAAACGAGTATGAAAAACTATTTCCGTAATGGCTGTATCGCTGCTGTGTGCTCCCTGTCTACCGGTGCGGCCTTCGCCGAAGGTGGTACAGCCGCTGCTGATGCCGCTGCCAAGGCCCTGGACGCCACCCAGTCGGACGTGACCGCAACCTCTCCCAAGGTGATGCTGGTCGTGGCCACCTGTGTGGGCGTGGGCATCCTGATCAGCCTGATGCGCAAAGCCTAAGCATGTCTTTGCTCATCGGAACGCTGTGGTTCCTGTTCTTTGTTGAAGGCTACAGATCATCGTTTTCGATATGACACAAAGGCGGCTCCGGTCGCCTTTTTTATTGGGGGTACTGTGCGCATCGCTTGGCTTTTATTGTTGTTTCCGTTGGGGGTTTCGGCGAGCTGTCCTGTCGGGATCCGCCTTTCTAACCTGCCGATCTCTACTGTGCTGCCGTATTGCGTGAAATGGGAAACGTCCTCTTTGGGCGGCTGCTTTGTCGCGTGTCCTGGTATCTGTATTCAATCCCCTTCTGCCGGCACCATGGGGCCGATTGAGAGTACCGGCCAAGAGTGTTCTATGGGCGGTGGTTCTGATGGGGATGGTGGCTCTGATGGCGATCCTAATGGAGGTGGCGACAATGGTAGTAATGGCAATAATGGCAATAATGGCAATAATGGCAATAATGGCAATAATGGCAATAATGGCAATAATGGCAATAATGGCAATAATGGCAATAATGGCAATAATGGCAATAATGGCAATAATGGCAATAACGGCAATAATGGTGATGTGGTTCCTAATTTGCCTAACGGTATTCGGGTAGGTGGTGACAAGCAGGAAATGACCACCGATGCCTTGCGCCATGTTAATGAGACGCTGATAGGTGGCTTTACCAGCCTGATGTATAGTGCTGCGGGTGCTAATCGGAATGCACTAAATATTAATGTCAAAATGGATGACGTTCTCCGTTATATGAAGGCGACCAATAATGGTCAGGTCGGCATGGAGAACAGTATTCGAGAGCAGACGGCATTAGAACATAAGTTTTACGATGAATTTCTTGGGCTTAAAAACGCCATCGTAAATCCACAGGATGGGCCTGGACAAAGCACAGGCGAATATCGCGCATTGAAAGAATTACAAGATAACTTCTTCGGCCCTGACTTCGCCCAGAACAATATAGGCGGAAACTTATATAGCCTTGTTAGGGGGCTGGAATATGAGGTTGTTTCCACGAAAGACCGTGTGCATACTGCCGCAAGTGATATTCATAACCTGTATTCTTACACCATGCAGGATATGCGAAATAACAGCTTTGAAATGAACCGAAATATAAAAGCGATTGCCGATGCTCTTAATAATGGTGGTACGGGTGGCGGTGATGGTACGGGCAGCACCGGAAATGGCAATGAAGGCCCTGGGATTGATTACACGCAAATGCCAGGCTCTGCGCAAAACCCATTGCATGTGGCAGGGTCTGAATATACATCACAGCTCTGTAAAGATGGAGCACACTGTTTCTTTGACCTGGAAACCATTAATAAGCAGTTCCAAGAACGCAAGGATCAACTGAAGAACACCCATGAAGGTATTAAGGATGACATGGTCGATATGTTCCAATATAGCCTGAGCGGGTCGGCGGCGGTGCCCAAGTGTTTTGATATGTTCTCGATGTTTGGTCGCGCTTATTCCGTCTGCCCCGAGGTTGAGGGATATTGGGAAATGATAGCGGCCATCATGATGTTCATCTTCTATTTTCTAGCGCTGATGATTGTGGCTAAGAGGTGATATATGGAATGGATGAGTGATTTCTTTAATGGATTTTTCAACGATATATATCAACTGGCAGTGCAGTTTGCCGCCTGGATAGCGGTTAAATTGGCGATTCAGTGGATCGAGTTCAAGATATTTCTACTCACTTTTTCCTGGGACGTTGCCAAGCAGATTCTGATTAACCTGCAATTTAGCGACCTGATCTCCGCCTCCTTCAATAACCTGCCCCCTCAAATGAGGGGGATCTTGCTCTATTTGCACGTTGATAAAGGGCTGTCGATATTGACACAAGCCTTTGTGACCCGTTTCTTGCTGAATATGCTGGGGTGGTAAACCATGTCTATCAAAATCCATCATGGTGCCCCTGGTTCCTATAAGTCGTCAGGGGCCATTCATACCGATGTGATACCGGCCATCAAGGCAGGTCGCCATATCGTCACCAACGTTCGCGGCTTTACTGCGGAACGGTGCAAAGAGGTATTGGGCAAGGAAGTGCCTGACGAGTTCCAGGTAACCTATATCGAGACGGAATCCCAAGAAGGACGCGATCACCTCGCCCGCTTTTATCACTGGGCACCTAAAGGGGTTTTCTTCCTGGTCGATGAGGTGCAGCGGATATTTCCGCCTTCCTGGCGGCAGAGCGATTTAGACCGACTGAATTATCCTGGTGGGCCGGATGTGGCTAAAGAAGATGGCCGGCCAGAGACGATTGACGTGGCGTTTGATATGCACCGTCACCATAACTGGGACTTTGTATTTACGACTCCGAACATCAAAAAGGTGCACCAGGTAATCCGGGCTGCTGCCGAAACGGCCATTCGTCATACCAATATGGCGATATTGGGGATTGGTGGTCGATATAAGACGGTGCTTCACCTCTCTGATAACTCCGGTACGTCCATGAATGACGTACTGCAAGCCAAGCCATTTAATAAGGTGCCCAAGTATGTTTTCAAGCTTTATGACTCGACTACAACCGGTAAGGTCTCGGATACAATCGCGGGCAGCTCGATATTTCGAGACCCTAAAATTCTGTTTATTCTGGCGATTTGGGGACTCTGTGTATTCTTTGGTTTCATCAAGCCTGAATATATTGATGCTCCTGCTAAGGCCGCTGAAACCGCTTCTGCCGCTGTTCCGGCTGCTGGGGCGGTGGGTGCTTCGCCCGTTGTTGATGTACGTCCTGGTGGCGCTCCTGCTGCGTCTGCTGCTGGCGTCCTTGCTATAGGGCCGTTTGCCGGCCATCAGCTCGTTATCAGCTGTCACATCCTGATTAAGGATCACCTGGGCGAATACCGGGTCGAGTATTGTTTCTCGCTACGCAAGGGCGACAACGTGCAGCCGCTCGATAAGGACGATTGGCCGGACGAGCTCGCCAGGGTGGATCCCATGAGTTCGTGCCATGCGGTGGTCAAGTACCAGGGGCAGCCTGTGGACGTGTACTGTGACCCCGAGGGGGACGCCCTGCGCCGGAAATACAACGCGACCCTCTTTGCAGGTGGAAGCAACAAGCCAGCAAATACTGACGACCGGTCATAACTCCCCTCTCCTGCCGGTGGCCGCCTTTCTCCAGGTCGGCCACTGAACCCCAGGGGCGTGAGCCCCTATAAGGCGACACTCTGAAGCTCATTGTTGGGAAGGTGGTAGGTTCGCCGAAACTTGTTTAGAGTGCTTCTGTGTGGCGGTAAACCCCCTTTCCTGCTAAGCCGGCTTTTAAGGCTTTGAATGCTACATATAAATTTTTATAATGGTCTAATTTTGTTTTGTTTTAATTCATATCCTTCGCCAGGTATTTCATTCACATATACAGAAATATGCTTAAGTTCTGGATCGGAATCAATTTTATTCAAAACCCCTTGCATTCTTGCTTTGTCAAAAAACACACCGAAATATATTTTTTTAATGTTTTTCTTTTCAATGGACTTTAGTATTAATGTGTTTTCTTCACTTGCCAATGCTATATCAACTTCAAAGTTGCTGTTTTCAATATCAACTAAATCCTCTTCTGTTCTATTAGATATGCATTCTATGCAGTCTTCTTTTTTGATGATTTCGTGAGTCTTAAGTATTTCTGCAACTATAATGGCTTCTTTTGTACTAGGATTAAGGCTATCGTAAGGGGTTAATATTTTTATTTTGTCTGCATGCTCACAACTTGATATGTATCTATGTTCTTTCTCATATGACCAGTCATTGCTTTTTGTGGTGGCAAGTCTGTCAATAATCATATCTGCGCTATGGAAATCTTCATTAATTAATCCCGATGCTTCTTCTAAAAACTCTTGATCAAAGAGTATTGAATCATAATTGACCTTTTTGAAAGAATGGTTTTTACCCTCTTTAGTGAGCATTGAGGCGTCATATCCTATACATATTCCTTTATGCTGTGCTGCATAATGTGACCACATTAAAAGATTTCTTTGTGTTTCACTAAAAGATGCAATGCAAATACTATCCTTTATTAGATTGAGAGATTCATGAAAAATTCTTTCAATCTCAATTTTATCTAATCCTTCAAATTCAACTTTTATTTTTTCGTACATATGGTGAGAAACTAAAGATAGTGCCTGGTTGCTTATTTTTCCTTCAAATGGGTCATTTAGTCTATTTATTTTACTTAGTTTTAATTCTGGATTACTTAAATGGTTCTCTAGTGAAAAGGTATCTGGTAGGTACTTATAGAATGTGTTCATTATATCCTCTGGATTTTGGTTGATTTTGCCCCCCCGTATAGTAATACGGGGGGAATTCACCACCAAATGAGATTTTTGTTCACAAGGGGTTGCTTTCTGCCTGAAAAGCTCCAATCTAGTCCAATGAGCAGGTGCTCTGATAACCTTTAGGTGACTAGAATGGCTGATGCGGTAACTGTTGAACATGATAGCGGACCTTCATTTGCACCGTACTTCGGGTTGTACCATGGCTTGTTTAAACTTGATTATGCGGATGCTTCAGCTGAGACAAAGCGTATGATCGCTGTTGCTTGCGCTCTTGAGCTTGTTAAGAGTCATGTTGCTAACTCTACTTTTGCATCTGTTGGTGCTCATATGGAGAAGTTGTCGGAATATGCGGATGCTATAGAAGCAGCATTAGAGGTTCATGAATAGTACAAGGGGGCTTTCGCCCCCTCTTTACGTTAGTTAATGCCTAACTTTTTCCTCCAGTAGAACGCCTCTTTCTGCTTCTCTGACCGCTCCACCTGGATGATGGCCAACGCTTCAATCCTTCGTCTATCGAACCTCACGCCGGTTGGGGAAATCAGGCAGTCATTCGCCATCCGCCACCCCTCCCAGGCCTTGAAGATCGTGGGCTGCTCCCGCCCTGATGCCATCCGCATAAGCCGTTTATAGACAGGTGGGATCTCTGTACCCTTATCCCAATATGTGACCTGCCTCACAGAAACGAAACATAGATTTGCCGTCTCCTCTTTCGATAAACCGCATTCAAACCAACGAAAAATGAAGTTTTTGGTCAACTCTCGTTCCATCCAAGTAAATACCTGATAAACCAGCAAAATTGCGTGGGCTGGCTTATCGGCAGGTTTCAGATGGGCATTTAACTAAACACGGCATTATGCGCAGTGTTGGGTTATGGAAGGATTCTCAATAAAACGCTGGTCATCACAGCCATGCTCCTGAACTTCTCTCTTCGTTATCTCTCATCTTGAAAGGCCTAGTCGTGCAACCGATCCAGCGGTTTGTGGTTGGCACTTTCATGGCGTTCGCTGTTGCCGGTGTGCAGGTATTTGGAGGTGGTATCGATGCTGTCGTGGCCGGCATCGGCTTGCACATGTGATAACGGCCGCCCGTTGAGATTGATGTCGTGAGTGATGCCGGTATGGCGAATTGAGTGTGGTGTCAGGTTGCGCATCTCGGCGCCGTCCTGCACAAACCCATCTTTTTCTGCCAACTCGGCGGCGGTCTGGATGACGCTCATCACCAGGTCACGCAGCTGGCGGATCCCGAGGTTGGCGTTGAGCTCACCTTGTTCCCGGCCATGTGCCGCGGCCTTGTGGCGCACAAACAGCGGAGTCTGCTCATCGGGCGCCGGCAATGGTGAGAGACCGAGAAACGTCCGATAGCGTTTGAGGGCCTCGAGCAAGGCATGGGACACCGCTACGGTGCGGCGCTTGCCACCCTTGCTGCGGGGAATGAAATAGCCCCAGACACCGGTTTTTCCATCGCGGCGAAACTGCCCCATGACGGGGGTAAATCCCGGTCTTGCCGCGACTTCCGAGATCCGCAGGTAACAGGCGTACATCAGGCTTATTAGGAAGCGGCTGCGTTCGTGCTGCTCGGGTGATTCGGCCGCCAGCAGGTCGGCTGCCTGCATCACATAGGACCACTGCAGCTCGCTGAAGGCCTGGCCATGGTCGTCCGGCTCCTGCTGCATTGAGCGCTTCACCCGTTGCAGTAACAGCGCCGGGTTGCGGTCCATGTATTCCTCCTGGATCAAGAACTGGAAGAAGGCAGACAGAATGGCGAGCTTGGTCTTCATGGCCTGTTCGCTAAGGCGGTATGGCAACTCGCGGCCCAGCTCCCGCTTGCCAAGGAAGGGTCGCCATTGGGGATTGGGCAGTCGTTCTCCCCACTCCTTGTCGAGCACGAACTGGGCTACGTTGCGATAGGCAATCAGGGCCGGCGGCGGCGCCTGACAGTAATCGAGATAGCGCATCATGATTCGCCGGGTCAGATCCTTGGGGCTGATGCGCATTTCGCCGAAGCACCAATGCAAAAACGTGGTCAGCTCGCTGCGATAGGTTTTGTAGTTGTTCTCGCTGTTGCGCTGCTCCAGCAGCCAGTCGACGGCGAGCTCGTAGACCAGCCCGGCATCGGGCACATCGTTGAGGCTGAGGTTGGCAAGATATTGATTGACCTGGGGGTTACCCGCCTCCAGGTAGGCCAGACCATCGAACAGCGGCATGGCGGGTGGAAGTAACATAGTGGTCATGATGATGCTTGTGGATGAGAGACTCGGCTCGGGGCCTGCGTGATGGTGATGCCGATAAATGGGGTTATCGGC